AACGGAAAGATTGATAGAAGCACAGTCAAAAGATGAATCAGCGGACAAGTGGGAGATTGTCGATTTCCCAGCGATCATGGACGACGGACAACCGCAATGGCCAGAGTTCTGGAAGATTGATCAATTAAAATCAGTCAAGGCTTCTTTGCCTGTTGCTAAGTGGAACGCTCAGTGGCAACAACAACCGACAAGTGAAGAAACATCTATTATCAAACGAGAGTGGTGGCAGTGTTGGGATAAACCGCAACCACCGCTGCAGTATATCATTCAAAGTTATGATACAGCGTTTTCCAGTAAGACAACGGCAGACTTTTCAGCGATTACCACGTGGGGAGTTTTCTATAATGAGATTACAGGAAAGCANAATATTATTTTGATGGAAGCGGATAAAGGCAGGTGGGACTTTCCTGAGTTAAAAAGGATTGCTTTAGAAAAGAATGATTATTGGCAACCCGAACAGATCATCATCGAAGCAAAAGCAACAGGTCTCCCCCTAACACACGAATTACAAGCAATGGGAATCCCCGTGATAAACTTTACACCGAGTCGAGGTAACGACAAATTAGTCAGAGTGAACAGTGTAGCACCCCTATTTGAGAGTGGAATGATTTGGTATCCACCGTATAAATGGGCAGAAGAAGTTATTGAAGAATGCGCCGCTTTCCCCTATGGTAGGAACGATGACTTAGTGGATTCAACCACTCAGGCATTAATGCGCTACAGACAGTTTGGTGCATTACAGCATGAATACGACGAGGAGATTGAAAATCGTCCAAAACGTAGAATTGCTTTTTATGGATCATAAGGTATAAATATTAAATGGCCGAAATAGATAAAACGTTAAACGGAGCACCAACAGGTGTCGAAGAAGAAATTTCATTAGATCAAGCAACAACTCCTATGGAAGTAGAGGTTGAAGGTGATGATCAAGAGATACTAAGCCTTGGTCCATCGGCCATGGACGACGGTCAAGGGTTCGCCGACAACTTAGCCGAACAAATTCCCGAAGAATCCTTAGCACAAATTTCCAATGAACTCCGATCACAGTTCTCGGTCGATCAAACATCAAGAAAAGATTGGCAACAATCCTACATTAAAGGATTAGACCTATTAGGTTTTAAATACACAGAAGTCAGCGAACCTTTCCGAGGTGCTGCATCAGTTTCTCATCCACTACTCGCCGAGGCCGTCACGCAGTTTCAAGCAGGAGCTTACAAAGAGCTATTGCCTGCGGGCGGTCCCGTTAAAACATCCATCATTGGAGAAGTAAACGATGAAGTGGAACAACAGGCAGAGCGTGTTAAAGAATTTATGAACTATCAGCTAGTGTATAAAATGAAAGAGTACGACGCTGAGACAGATCAAATGTTATTTCACTTACCGCTAGCAGGAAGTGCCTTTAAAAAGATTTATTATGATGGCAACATGGGAAGACCGTGTGCAAAGTTTATACCGAGTGAAGATTTAGTGGTGAACTATGGAGCATCCGAATTAGAAGATGCCGAACGTATTACGCACGTGATAAAAATTTCTCCGAACGATTTGAAACGACAAATGCTTTCTGGTTTTTACAGAGATATTGAGATTGATGAGAACGACGAATTGTATTCATCGTATTCTGATATTCAGGAAAAGTACGACGAGTTAGAAGGCGTACAAAAGTCAGAATATGCTGGTCAGTATGAGTTGCTAGAAATGCACGTCGATTTGAATTTAGAAGGGTATGAGAATACCGGAGAAGATGGTGAGCCCACAGGACTAAAACTTCCTTACGTTGTGACTTTAGAACAAGGCACAGGAAAAATTTTATCAATCTACCGAAACTACTTACAAGATGACCCGATGTTCATGAGACAAAAATATTTTGTTCACTACAAGTTTTTACCTGGTCTCGGATTTTATGGTTTTGGTTTAGTGCATATGCTAGGGGGTTTAACAAGAACAGCCACAGCTGCACTACGAGCACTGCTCGATGCAGGTACATTATCCAACTTACCTGCCGGTTTCAAATCACGAGGTCTTCGTGTCAGAGACGATGAAGAACCTTTAACGCCGGGTGAATTCAGAGACGTTGATGCACCGGGCGGAGATTTACGTAATGCGTTAATGCCACTTCCGTACAAAGGACCTGATGGAACTTTATTTCAATTATTAGGGTATGTGGTTGATGCAGGAAGACGATTCGCAGCGATTGCTGATATGAAAGTCGGTGACGGTTCACAGGCTAATCCTGTTGGAACAACCATGGCATTATTAGAACAAGGTTCCAAAGTCATGAGTGGTATTCACAAAAGATGTCACAACGGACAAAGACAAGAATTTGAATTATTAGCAAAATTATTTGCAACATCCCTACCACCAGAATATCCCTACAATGTATCTGGCGGTAATAGACAGATTAAAGCAACAGACTTTGATGACAGAGTAGATGTACAACCTGTATCAGATCCTAACATCTTCTCGATGAGTCAGCGAATCATGTTGGCACAAACACAATTACAATTAGCACAAAGCAATCCACAAGTTCACAATCTCTACGAAGCGTATCGAAGAATGTATATGGCGTTAGGTGTACAACAGGTAGAAGCAATATTACCTCCTCCTGCAAAACCAACACCACTTGATCCAGGTATGGAGAATGCACAATCTCTTCGTATGCAAGCATTAGTAGTTTTTCCAGAACAAGATCATGAAGCACACATCGAGGCACATAGAGCATTTATGAGTTCCTATTTGGTCAGAAACAATCCTCAAGTGATGACAATTCTACAAGCGCATATTGTCGAGCACATGTCCGCACAAGCTAGAGCCGAGGTGATGGCAGAAACAACTCCAGAGCTAAACAGACAAGCGATGAAGTTCGGTGGACAAGTACCGCCAGAGCTACAACAACAGTTCCAAGCACAGATTGAAAAACAAGTAGCTGTCAAAATTGCTGCTAAGATAGACGAAGCCGTAGCAGAAGAACAAGAAGCTTTAGGGTTTGGTCAACAAGGACAAGATCCGTTGGTCGAGATCAAAGCACGAGAGTTAGATTTAGAACAACAAAAACTCAATCTTGATGCTGCTGATGATCTAGCTAGTCAAAGATTAGATGAAGAAAGATTAAGCTATAAAAAATCTTACGACGCACAAAAGATTAAACAACAATACGATATTCAAAATCAAAGAACAGCTGTTCAAATGGAAAGACTCAATGCCACTAAAAAAAGGTAGTGGAAAAAAGTCAATAAGTGCTAATATATCTAAGATGAGGAAAGAAGGTTATCCTCAAAAACAAGCAATTGCGATTGCACTAGATAAGGCAGGTAAGTCGAATGGCAAAAAAACAAAAAGAAAAAAATAGTCCTTGGGAAGATATTGATCAACAAACCGTTGAGTCCCTAACTAATGAATTTAAGATTATGTTTAGCCTATATACCTCTCAAGGCGTTGATCCGTTGGCCATTGCTAGTGCTTTTTTAGCGTCAGGACAGTGGGCCATGAACAAAGAAATAGGTTTAAAAGACACTCAAGATTTGCTAAGGTTATTGTCTAATTATAAATACGAGGTCGTACCTCAATTAAATAGGACAATACACTAATGAAAAAAAATTTAAAACCAGTAGACAAGGCTAAAAACCCAGGTCTATCAAAACTTCCAACAGGAGTGAGAAATAAAATGGGCTACATGAAAGACGGTGGTATGGTTCTTGAAATAGGATTACGTCCCGCTACAAAATCTGAAATGAAAATGGCAAAGAAAATGAAGAAGCCAATGAAAAAAGCAGGTGGTGGCATGGTCCGTGGTGCAGGAGCTGCGATCACAGGTAAAGGGTTTAAGGGAGTATTTTAATGTCTCAAGAAAGATTAGAGAATTACGTTAATAATCCCTCTAATATTAGTTTTGCAAAAAGAGCATTAAAACAAAAAGGAAATAAAAATCCTACTTCTGAAGATATTGGTAAATATTTAACTGATGAGTTTCAAAAATCAAAAGATAAAAAAGGATCTGATTTAGGAAGACTCATTGGTGGCGGATTAAAGAAACTAAAAAAAGCTTTAGGTAAAAAGGATGGTGGGATGATGAACAAAAGACTCACCAAAACAGTTCCCCCTCAAAAGGGACCTAACTCTCAAGGCATGAGAGGAACAGGTGCTGCGATTCGTGGTACTAAATTCAAAGGAGTATTCTAATGGATATGATTAAAAAACTTTGGAACGATCACCCAAAAAAGAAATGGCTTGTAATCGGTCTAGTTATCGGTTGGGCAGCCGCTCAGATTATCTAATTAATGTTATCTAAATTATTAGGCGGATCTTTAGTAGACACTGTCGGTAAAGTTATTGACAGTGTCCACACTTCAGAGGAAGAAAAAGGTCAAATCAAAATAAAACTTCAACAATTAGAAAACGAAATTAATTCTAAACAAATGGATATCAACTTAGCTGATGCTAAGTCTACTGCCACAGGTATCGGTGGTATCATGCAGCGGTCGTGGAGGCCCCTCATCGGGATGTCCTGTGCGTTAGCTATATTTTGGGAATATGTTTTAAAACAATTCTTAGTATTTATATTGGCAGCATTTAGTGTTGAACACGCACCTCTTCCAGAGCTTGACATGTCGACTTTATTTCCGCTCGTTACAGCTTTACTCGGAATGGCTGGGCTTCGCAGCTTCGAAAAATCTAAGAAAATTACGAAATAGTGCAAACAAATATATATTCAGCAATTTTACGATTAATAACTACTAGACAAGATGACATAAAGTCTGTACTTATTGATGGAAACGTAGAGAATTGGGACAAATATCAATTCCTAGTTGGGCAACTCACTTCTCTTCGCAAACTCGATTCAGATGTTAGGGATCTTTATCGCAAATGGGAGGTAGACGATGACGTCGACAACGGGGCTGATTATGCCCAAAGAAAAAAAGATAGTGGGGATTCAACCCGCTGAGAAACAAGAAGAAAAAAAGAGCGATCTTAATAAAGTTCCAAAGCCAACAGGGTGGAGACTAACTGTTCTTCCATACAAAGGTGTAGGAAAAACTAAAGGTGGCGTTTTATTAACAGATAAAGCAGTAGAAGAGCAACAGATTGCTTCTGTTTGTGCTTTAGTCCTAGAAACTGGACCCGATGCCTATGCAGACAAGGATAAATTTCCACATGGACCTTGGTGTAAAAAAGGTGATTGGGTAATCATCGCAAGATATGCAGGCTCTCGAATTAAAATTGAGGGTGGCGAACTTAGAATTTTAAATGATGATGAAATTTTAGGGACCGTTGAAAGTCCAGAAGATATTTTAGGAGTATATACATGAACGAAGTAGATAGACAAGTTGCTGAACTTCAGGCTCAATCTGAAAAAAAACCAAAAGCTGAGTATTCTGTCGAGGTGGAAAGCGAAGACGTAGCTGCACCTACAGAAGAAAAGGAAATTGAGATTCCTCAAGAGAGTAAAACTTTTGAAGCGGAGGTCGAAGAGACACAGGAAGAACCTGTTGTTGAAGAAACACCAAAGCAAGAGCAAGTTAATTCAGAAGAGGAAGAACCTAAAAAAGATTCAAAAGAAAAATATAGTAAGTCTGTTCAAAAAAGATTTGATGAATATGCTTACCAATTAGGTGAAGCAAGACGACGTGAAGAGGAAGCAATAAAGATTGCTCAAGCTATTAAATCGGAAAGAGATAAGGTTCAAGATGAACTCTCTAAACTTAATAGTGGTTATGTCAACGAGATGGGCGGACGACTAACTGGATCTATGGAAGCTGCAAAAGCAAAGCTTAAAAAGGCAGTAGAAGACCAGGATGCCGACGCTATGGCCTCAGCACAACTAGAAATAGGAAAACTAGGTGCAGAGCAAACCCGTTATGAGCAAATGAAGGCACAAGAAGAGGCTAGAGCAACCGCTCCTAAGCAAGAAAAAGAGGTAGAAATACCTCAACCTCAGCCACAAAATGCTATTAAAGACCCTAAAGCGGAGTCTTGGGCAGCAAACAACGAATGGTTTGGATCAGATAAGGTCATGACAAACGTCGCTTATGCTATTCACGAAGATTTAGTTAATCAAGGTGTTGATCCCCGCACAGATTACTATTATACTGAGATTGATAAACGTATGCGTGAAAATCTTCCGCATAAGTTTCAACAAGATTCTTCATCAGAAGAACCCGCAAAGCAACAGCCCGTCCAGACCGTTGCAAGCGCACATCGAAACAGAGGCACAGGACGCAACGTAGTTAAGTTGTCAAGTACAGAAGCGGCTATCGCTAAACGACTTGGTCTTTCCAACGAGCAATATGCGTCGGAAAAACTAAAGTTACAGAGGAGGTAACGTTATGATAAATAAAACACCTAGATCTGCATCCACAAGGGATAAAGAAGCACGCAAAAAAAACTGGCAACCACCAAGCTCGCTTGAAACACCGACACCACCTGAAGGTTTTAAATTCAGATGGATTAGGGAATCAGTGCATGGATATCAAGATAACAAAAATGTTATCGGTCGAATTAGACAAGGTTACGAACTTGTCCGAGCAGATGAATATCCAGACTTTGATTTTCCTACGGAGTCCACAGGACAATACAAAGGTATTGTTTCAGTGGGAGGACTATTACTGGCAAAGGTGCCATTAGAGATCGCAGCGGAGAGAGATAAATACTACTCCGACCAAACAGAACGTCAACAGGAAGCTGTTGATAACGATCTTCTAAAGGAGCAACATCCTTCAATGCCAATTAATAAGCCCGAGCGACAAACTAAAGTTACGTTCGGTGGCTCGAAGAAAAGTGAATAATTTTTAATCGGCCTAAATGTAACGCTTACTAATAAAAAATACTTTAAGGAGTAATAAAATGGCAAACTTAAGTTCAGGTTTCGGATTCCGACCAAGTAGAATGCTCGGCAGTGGTTATAATACTACTGGTCAAACTGAGTACACTATTGGTAACAACGAAGGATCCGCAATCTTTCAAGGTGATCCAGTTATATTAGTAGCGAATGGCGCTATTGATATAGGATCAACTGCTGGCGCAGAACTTCTGGGTGTGTTCAATGGTTGTGAGTATGTTGACCCAACAACTAGCAAACCAACATTCAGCAACTACTATCCAGGAAGCATCGCTGCAGACAATATAAAAGCATTCGTCATCGACAACCCAGATGCGGTTTTCGAAGTAAAATGTGATGACAATAATGCAGCACAGGCCCAAGTTGGAACAAACTGTAATATCGCAACTTACGCAGCAGGATCCACCATATCAGGTGTATCTTCTGTTAAGATTGACGGTGACAGCTTTACAACCAACGCAGGCGGTAATTTTAGAGTAGTAGGTCTATCTACAGATCCAGACAATAATGATTTTACATTAGCTAACGCTAACATTCTTGTCAAAATCAACCTACACTCACTAACTGATACTACAGGCATATAGGAGGTTAAACTATGGCTATATCTAGAAGTCAACTCGTTAAAGAGTTAGAGCCAGGTCTAAACGCACTGTTTGGTCTGGAGTACGCACGATACGACAATGAGCATGCTGAAATCTTTGATGCAGAGTCATCTGACAGAGCATTTGAAGAAGAAGTAATGTTAGCAGGTTTCGGTTCTGCACCAACTAAATCAGAAGGTGGAGCAGTATCATTCGACACAGCTAACGAAACTTTTACAGCTCGTTATACACACGAAACAATTGCACTTGCATTCTCAATCACAGAGGAAGCTGTAGAGGATAACCTTTACGACAGACTCGCTGCGAGATACACAAGAGCACTTGCTCGTTCAATGTCAAACACAAAGCAAGTTAAGGCTGCCGCAGTTCTTAACAATGCTTTCGCTGCTGCAGGTGCTGCAGGTACAAACCCTGGTGGTGATGGTGTATCACTTATCAACACTGAGCACCCACTGCAATCAGGTGGTTTTTTGGTAAACAGATTAGCAACAGACGCTGATTTGAACGAAGCATCACTTGAGCAAGCATTAATCGACATCGCTGATTTCAGAGATGAGAGAGGCTTAAGAACAGCTATTCAAGGTATGAAACTTATCATTCCAAGACAGCTACAGTTCACAGCTAACAGATTAATGGAATCAACATTAAGAACA